AAGATCATTGCCGTTCAATCTGGCAAGGCTGCTACAGGCAAATCAGAAGACGAAAACGAAATGGACCACGTGCGTTTCGTATGTGCTCCGGGCTCCGGACAATTCACCATGTATGCATTCGCCGATACCAGCGTTGCTGGCAAATTCCTAGTCAACTATACAGTAGGGTAAACCAATGGCTCAAATCCAAAGCGGCGCTAGTGCGGACCTTCTTACGATCGACGCAACCTCAAAGGCTGCTCGTGCAACGCTGTACGATGCTAGCGGACGTGAGCTTAGGCCCGTCTCTACTGGATCGTATTGCCTAGGGTTTCAGGTTCGTCATACTACGGCTGCCGCCGCTGGTATTACTGTGCTGAACGTTCGTGGTCCGGCTAGTAAGACCGCGTATATCAAGCGCATTCACGGTATCGTAGGTTTCGATGGCACGGCTTTGGCCACGTCCGGCACGCTCCGATACGGCATCCATCGCGGCAATGGTGCTGTTAACTCTAGCGCCGGAGGTTCGCGCGTAGCTCCGGATCCTAGCGAGGGTAAGAAGCGTGGAGCTTATCCTAGTTGGTCATTGCAAGAGTTTACGTATGACCTAAACGGAACCGGACTTACTACTACAGGCATCACATATGAGGCGCAACCTATGCACATTCTGCATATGCCGGTTGTGTCTACGCAAGTTGCTGCCGCCACTACTAGCAACTCCCAAGGATGCTATCAGGCATTCGATCTGAATTTCGCTCGCCACAGCGGTCTAGATCAAGCCATCGAACTAGGCTCAAGCGAGCACCTAGCGATTCGTCTATTGACCGTTGCTGCAATCATCGGCCTAACAATTTCGGGCTCTATCGAGTGGGACGAACGCTGAACTATCCTGGTAGCATGGGCGAGCACGACACCCCTAAGCTACCGGGCTGCAATGAAGGTGTGCATGCAGCTAAGGGATTTGATTCCCCCTGCATGCATTGCGGTGCGCCACCTCCGGCCAAGCACCCTAATAGGATTGTGAAGGTAGGCGAACGCTACCAGATCAAGCCCGGAGCCTACCTATTCACATGAGCTACAACCCCTCCATTGAATTGCGCCCCTTCCTATGGGTTGCCTTCCCTTCCATGCTTGGAGGCTATGCTAAGATCATTGATCTTGCTAAGTCACTAGGCTTCGGAGGCATCGCGCCTCGCGCGGGGCAAGGGAATAGCGACGGGTCGTTTAGTCCCTCGCTTGACATGAAAGACGTTACTCGCATCGTTGACGCTGGACTAGAGTGCCATCCTTGGGCGTATTCGCGCGCGCAAGCTCTCGAGAAAGAGATTGGTTGTTACAAGCGCTGCTATGATGCCGGCGCTACCAGCACGATTATCGATGCGGAATCCCCGTGGGACGCACACCCGCAAGCTAAGTATTTTGCCGCCGTCTATGGAGACAGATTCCGTAAGGTGTGCGGCGATTCGGCTATTGTGTTCGACGCGCCCTGGCCTTGGATCGACTATCACCCTACCTATCCGGAGAAAGAGTTTCGGTGGGTGGACGGTCGCATGATTCAAGCTTACTGGACAGAGATTGGCGTCTCTGCTCGTGCATGCCTAGATCGTTCCTCCGCTATGTGGAAGGGTAAAGACGAGCGTGTGATGCCTATCGGTATCACTTACGGGCGTAAGGAAATCGCTAAGTGGGGTGGGCAGCAACTCCCCCCGGGCGAGATTGACGCTGCTACGTGCTTGGCCGTCGCGCCCGAAGTGACCGGCGGTTGGTATTCGGCGGAAGCGGCCGGGCCCGGGGTGCTAGATGCGCTGGCCGGCGTTCTCCGGGCTTCGTCGGACCGGGACACCCTACCGGGAGGCCTGGACGAGACCCTCGTCTGTACGGAAGAGAACCTAGCAGAATGCGCACGCTACTACTCCGCTAGTGCGTCGCGCTTTGCTTCCTACGCGCTTTCGGTGTTTCCGTGAGAGCAGAGCCCTATATTGCTTTCGTGTTTCTGTTCCTAATCGGGTTGCTCGCTTGGAGATCCGACCATGAGTGATCCTCTAGTTCTAGCCGGCTTCGGACTTGCGCTAATCGTTCAGACGGGCGGATTCGCTTTCGCGTTCGGGCGAGTGTCAGGCAAGGTTGACGAGGGGGAAAAGATCGTCAACGAACTAAAGGCGTCTCTCGAGAAAGAGAGAAAGGAACGCGAGGAAGCCGTTAGAGCGGAGCGACTAGAGCGAGAGAAAGCAGACAAGGAACTAGAGCACACCTTTGCGTCTGTCATGTCGGAGATCCGTAAAGAAGCCAAAGAAGCGGCGACTAGTTCCAACTCACATCAGGATCGACGGTTGAACGCGGTGGAGGAACGTATCGAGAAACTCGAAACCGACTTGACAGAGCAACTGCATAAGGGTTTCGAGAAAATGGAAGGTGTGATTTCTGGCTTGACGCATAAGGTGTCAGAGCAAGCCATGCTCATGCAGCGTCTAGAGCTAAATCAATCTCGAATGAGCCAAACCCACATGCAGGCAATGAGGGACTCCGGTCACCGTCTAGATCCTCGCAAGGAACCGGGCTAGGCCTATCCTACCCGAAAGGACTACACCATGGGAATGCCTACCGGATATGAGCCGCACGCTGCTACCGCTAACAAGGATCAAGCTAGCGCCGCTACTAGCGGGACAAATGCCACGACTGGCATTACCCTTGCCGGAGCTCCGGAAGGCCTAGTGAGTGTTTTCTTGGACGGGCTCCGTATGGAGCTAGGCGACGGAGTAAAGACCAAAGACTTTTACTTCTCGTCCGATACCGGAACCACGGCAAAGGCCCTAGCTAACGTTCGGAAGGGTGACACCCTTTATTGGACTAAGTACCGGGAGACTTACAATCTCTCTACCGCTAACAAGATCTCTCTGCACTACACCACGCTTTCGGGAGTCTAACAATGATCTGTTTCAAGGCAATCAAGCAACTCCCTACGGCTCGAAACGTTGTCACGGCTAACGTGGCAAGCCTTGCGGCTTTCACCGTTGCTGGTAACGACGGTGTTACCAATATCGAGGGTGATACCGTCATCCTAACTGCACAGACGACCGGAACACAGAACGGCCCTTACGTGGTCGGCGCAGTGGCCGGAGGTACCGCAACCCTTACGCGGCCGGATTGGTTTCTCACTGGAGACACCTTCGTACCTGGACTCAAGTCCTCTATCTATGTCACGGATGGAACTATCTTCTCTGGTACGTGGTGGGACTCTAAGAAGACTGCTAGCGGAGTGGTTGGCACGGATGATCCGCTGTACTACGTCCGTCGCGTCACCGTCGCCGCCGTCCTAGTGGCCGGTACCGTCACGGTCGCGACGATCCCGCTGTTCAGCGCGACGAAGTCTAGCGTGCAACTCCAGTTGGTCACGCCGAATACCACGACGTCCACCACTAGCTATTCCACTCCGACCCTTACACCGGGCAAGATTGGTACGGCTTCGATCGTAGCTCGCGCGAACGTGGCAGCCGGAACGATCAACAATGCGGACGTCTCTACGCTAGCACTAACCGTCCAGAACTAAAGGGAATAGGCAATGCCCGCATACGGAACGGCCACTCTAGCAGCGTCGACCAATAAGCAACTAAGCGCGGCGGCTGCTCAGTTGCCGTCCGGCCGTTGCCGTATGCGTTGCATCGTCACTAACCCGTATGACAGCGGGATTGTCGTGGCCATTGGTTCCGACAATACCATTACCACTGCTAAGGGTAAGCCCTTGCTCCCGGGAGAGTCTTGCGCGTTCTACGTGGGCAACTCTAACGAGCTATGGGCCATCGCTGCTAGCGGTACTCCGACGATCGCAATTTTCCTAGAGTAACAATGAAGCACCCTTACATGGGTTCCGAGCCGCTCGGGTTGCCGCTATGCATGCGTAGCGTCGACTATTCATTGCTCCCTGTTGGGGCGATGGCTGGCCGGACGCTTCCGGGAGGGCGGACCTACACGCAGCTCGCGGGGGCGAACCAGCTCGAGGAGACGGTGCAGACGAGCGCGAGCACCGTCGCGCGCTGGCCGTTCGTCGCGAACCTGCCGCGCATTGGGCTCTTGGCCGATGGCGGGATCGGGCTCGTGCTCGAGCCGCCGAGGACGAACATCCTGCTCCGCTCGACCGAGTTCGACAACGCGCAATGGGCGAAACTCGGCGGGTCCAACGTCAACGCGAACGCGACAACGTCTCCGACCGGCGCGAGTGATGCTGACACGAGCACGGCCGGCGCAGGCTACTGGCAGCAGGGGCAAGCGTGCTCGGTGTCGGTGCCGTACACGGGTAGCGTCTACGTGCGTGGCGATGGCGCGGTGTCGCTGGGGCTCCGGGTCACCGACACGTCCGACGGTGCGCCAACCACCAACGCCACTTTCGTGTTGTCTACCTCGTACCAGCGTCTAGCCGTAACGCTGCAAGGCGACGCGACGATGGCGCAGGCAGGCATACTGATCGGCCAGCCTGTCAACTTCCAGGGGGGCCACAGCTATGCGATCTGGCAGGGCCAGACGGAGCAGGGCCGGTACGCAACAAACCCGATCATCACCGCCGGCACGGCGGCGAGCCGCGCCGGCTTCCGCGTCACGACCCCGCTCTCGCGCTACGTGCGCGGCGGCGTCTTCCGCGCGGTGCTGACGACGGTGCCGCACGGCGCGGCGACGGAGTACGACGGCGACAGCGCGACGATCCGCCTCTGGACGATCGACGCGAACACCTACGCCGAGGTCAACACGACGACGCGCGTCCTCACCGTGAGCGTGAACGGCGTCGCGCGCGTGGCCGGCGTGCCGCTGTGGTGGCTCCGCGGGCACCGCGTGCAGTGGTCCTGGGAGGTCGGCGGGGGCAACCTTCGCGTGCGCTACCGGTACTCGACGGACCAGGGCGCGACGTGGACGCTCCCTTTCGATCCGTTCGGCGGGACCGTCTACTCGGACAGCGCGATCTCGACGGCGAGCAGCACGATCGACCTGTACTCGGACAGCGGCTCGTCGAAGTGGTGGGGCACGGGCGTTGTCAGCGAAGAGGCCATCATCACCGCGCCGGCGTGGGCGCTGCAGTTTTTGCCCACTGCCGACGCTGCTGTGCAGGCACACCTACGCGGCGAGGCCGCATACGTGCTCGCTGGCAGCACCGTGTCGTCGATCGGGTCGCAGGCCGCCACAGCGGGGCTCGGGTGGGCACAGGCGGCGGGTGCAAGTCAGCCGAGCGTCGCCACTTCCGGTGGCAAGACGTACCTGTCATTTGACGGATCAAACGACTACCTCTACGGCGCCGCAGCCTCTTCGTACGCCGGAGCGAGCGCAAAGACGGTGTGGATCGTCACCAGGATTCGCAGCGTCACGCTCAATGGTGCGGCCTCGTACAACAATCACATGCTGGTCGGAGACGGCGGCGCGGGCGCTCTATGGGGCGCTTACACCAAGGTCGGCCCGCTCGCCATCGGATACAACTGGGATGGCACGGACGATGGTGTGACCGCCAGCGTCGGCCTCGCCGCGTGGACGTGGCTTCGCTACCGCCACGACGGATCCACGGTCTATCTGTCCGTCGCCGGAGGAGCCGAGGTGACCGTCGCGTCTGGAGCTACGTCCTCCATGGCTGGAGTGTTGAGCGTCGGCGGGAGAGCTTCGGGCGCGTGGGCACCCATCGACGTGCAGGATGTGATCATCGCCAACAGTGCCACCGTCGGACAGCAGGCTGCGATCGATGCCTACTGCGCGCAAAGGGTCGCCTGATGCCCTCCGTCATCATCCCCACCCGCACCGCCGCGCAGCAGCTCTGCGACGACCTCGCGAAGCTCCTCGGCCTGCCCGACCCCGCGCGCTACCCCGGAACCGAGCGGTGGGCCGAGCCTGTGCCGCTCGCCGTCCCTGTCCCTCGGAAGGGTCTGCTAAAGGACGCACTAGACGACCTACAGGGCGCTAGGAAGGCTGCGAAGGTCTCCGCCCTTACAGACGACCAGACAGACCTAACGGGCGCGGTACGTGTCAAGGTAATCGGAAAGCTGGCCCTGGACGAAGTGCTAGCGCAAATCGATACCGCTCGGAAGGTGCAACCGGAAGAGTGGCAAATAACGGAGCTACCCAAATGACTAAGCTAGGTAACCTATGGACCTTCCTACTTGCGTGGTGCTACGCGCATCCGACCGTGACGGCACTTGTCGTGCTTCCCCTAGTGTCCGCGCTTTGCAATTGGGCGCTCGCGTTTTTCACCGGACCCTATTGGCTCGATCTGCTAGACCGCTATCCGCGCGTTGCAGCTATCTGCAAGCTACTAGAGCACGCGGGATTCTCGCCAGTGAAGTTCGTTCAATGGGCCAAAGTCCTAGTGACTGGCAAGCTAAAGGCCTGAGCTCCGGCCGGGCTAAAATTCGATTCATGAAAGGCGAGTGGTGATTCACATGTCCGAAGAAAGCACTAAGGCCGACATTGCTAAGCGTACCGAGCAGATTGCGGCCGGGCTTCCTCCGACCACTGCGATCGGTTACACACCCGAGGAAGCGGAGCTATCCCATGCTATCGCCGTGGAGGGCGCTTCCGCTCTACGCGCGATCGAGCAACGGATCCAAGAGCTAACCCCCTCGGATGCTGAACTAATCCTAGCGACCATCGCGGATAAGCTTCCGCTGCTAGGGCCGGCGTTCAAGCTTCTAGGCTTGCCTCACGCGGATAAGGCTGCCGAAGGTGCGAAGCTACTCAGCGAAGCCCTGGACGTTGCCAAGCGGACGCTAGGCCTGTTCTAACCCGCACCTATCCTAGTCCGTAAAGGGAGCACCTAGCATGTCCGTTGACACCATTGTCTCTGTCAGCATTACGCGAAAGACGAAGTATCCGAGCCGCAAGGGTTTCGGTACGGCCATGCTGCTCGTCTCTAAGGTCCCTACGTCGTGGGGTACTAAGAAGAAGGAGACTTACGGTAACACCCTGACGGAGCTTACCGACGACGGATTCCTAGTGACGGATCCGGCCTACCTCATGGCCCAAATCCTCCTAGCCCAGAATCCAACGATCAAGTCTTTCAAGGTGGCAAAGCGCACGCTACCTCCGACTAAGTCTATCAAGCTAACGGTTACCAACAATACCGAAGGCTACGTGTATAACTTCAAGGTCAATGGGACCGCGATTACGTACACCGTTCCGGCCGCGCAGACCACTACGCAAGTGGCCACTGCACTAGAGCTACTAATCGAAGCAGTGACGGATATCACTTCTTCGTCCGCCGTCAACGTTATCACCATGGGTGCCCCGGCCGGTACCTTGATCGACGTGGAGAACTGGATCGGTACTGACAACGATGTGCCCGGCGGCGATAGCGGGATGCTTCTAGAGGACGCGACCACCGATCCGGGCATTGCCACGGACCTTGCGGCCGTCTATGCCATGGACTCCGATTGGTATGCGATCGTTGTTGACAGCATGGGAAAGCTAGAAGCGGCGGCAGCATCCACGTGGGCGGAAGCTAACAAGATCCTGCTAATGGTCGACGCGGCCGATAGCGAGATCTGGGATTCCGGCGATACGAACGATGCTGTTTCGGTCGCCAAAGCCGCAAGCCAATTCCGGACTTGCTATTGGGTGTCTAACACGAAGCTACTTCACTGGACTTCGTGTGGAATTCTAGGGAGCCGTCTAACCAAGGATCCCGGTTCGGATACTTGGAAATTCAAGACTCTGTCTAACGTGACTCCAGGACAATTCACGGAAGGCCAGAAGACGGCCATCCACAATAAGAACGGCAATACGTATACGACCGTTGGAGGCCTTACTATCACAGAAGAGGGTAAGACCGCCGGCGGAGAATTCGCCGATATCATGCGGTTTAGCGATTGGCTGCAAGCGGAGATCCAAACGGACGTGTATGCTACGCTAGCGAACGCTGAGAAGCTACCCTTTACGGATGCCGGTGCAGACGTGCTAAAGGGTGTCGTTAGCAGCGTACTAAACCGCGGCGTCAAGGTCGGAGGCCTAGCCAATGATCCGGCCCCCTCCGTCGACGCTCCGCTAGTGGCTACTGTGTCCGCCGGCAATAAGGCTGCCCGTAACTACCCTGACATTACCTTCCTAGGTACGTTCGCAGGGGCGATCCACTTCGTCGGTATCAGTGGCACCATCGGCGTCTAAGGAAAGGACTGAAGTATCATGGCCAAGATTTACGACGCCGATCAAGTCACTCTGTCTACGTTTGGGTTTCTAGTCGATAGCGGTTTCGCGGACGGGGAATTCCTGTCTATCGAGCACCTCCAACCGCGCCGCACTAGCAAGCAAGGTACCGACGGGGAAATCGTTACCAGTAAGACGACGGGCAGCGGCCGGCCTAAGCATGGAAAGATGACAGTCAAACTCATGCAGACGAGCGACGGCAATAGCAAGTATGCCGCGGTCGCAGAGATTGACGATCGAACCCCGAACGGTGCGGGCGTGGGCCCGTTCCTAGTGCGCGATCGTAGCGGTACGATGCTCATGGCCGGCAATTGCTGGATCGAGGAAGTCCCTAATCCTACGTTCGATCGCGAGGCTACCCCCCGTGAATGGGTGCTAGGTCTAGAGATTGAATTCGAGTTTCAGGGCGGTTCGTAATCTGCTAGGGTGGAAGCATGGACTTTCACCACCTCCGTCAATCTCGCACTATCGGCCCCCTCACCTACCACGTAGAGCCTCTAGGGTTCCTGGACGGGCGGAGGGGGCTTGTTCGTCTGAGCAAGCTCCTCGGGCCTGCCCTGACAGCCCTAGGGAGTCACGAGGGAAAGGTTACCGAGCAAGCCCTAGCCGGCGCACTAGGGGCCCTCGTGACCAACCTTACCGACGAGGATCTAGCCTACTTTCAAGCGCTGTTCGAAAAGCGTTCCGAGGTAGAGTTTCCGGATGGAAAGAAGCCCCTAGTAGGAGACGCAATCCGTAGCGGACTCTTCGGAGGGCAGCCGGAAAAGGGCTCGCTACTGGACTACTTCGCATGGCTTGCGTTCTGTCTGCAAGTCACTTATTCGGATTTCTTCTCCGCCCTAGGAAGCGTAAAGGGAGAGATCCTAGGGCCGGGGAAAGTGTCTCCCTAAGCCTCCCGGAAGGCGTCCATTGGGAGGAATGGAGACTACTTACGGACAAGCGTCTGAATCTTTCCGTACCTTCCGATCTAAACCGAATGGCATTCATAGAAGGATGCGACGCGCACGCTATCCTAGATGCAATCGAGATAGCGGAAGCGGAAGCGTACGAGAGGTCTAGGTCTAAGCACAATGGCCCTTAGAGAAGTAGCAGCGAAGCTAGGCGTAGACGTTGACTCCAAAGCCTTGGAGGGGTTCATGGGAACCATTGATAAGGCTAAGGCGAGTCTGTCCGGCCTAGCCGCTGCTTTCGCAGGGTCCGCCGTTGTCGGATTCATTTCCGACCAGATCGACGCAACGGCCGCGATCGGTTCCCTCGCCACGAAGCTAGGCATGGGAACAGACGAAGTGCAGAAACTTTCGTATGCTCTCGAGAGATCTGGCCTATCCGCGGAGAATGCGGAAAAGGCTATGATCATGCTGAATAAGGTTATCGGGGATGCGGTTATTCAGAAGAATACCAAGCGCTTCGATGACATGGGCGTCAAGATCAAGGATGCCAACGGAAAGATCAAGCCTACGATCGAGGTGCTTCGGAGCGTAGCAGACGCCGCTAAGAAGAGTGGCAACGCTTCCGAAGTAACGTCTATGGCGCTAGCTCTGTTCGGCGAGTCTGCAAAGGACTTGATTCCTTTGCTTATGAAGGGCTCCGCCGGAGTAGATGAGCTAATGGCTTCGTTCGAAGAAATGGGCGGGGTAATCGAAGCGGACGTAATCGCGCAAGCTCGTGAGACTAAGAAGGGTCTCAAAGATCTAAAGAGCGCCTTTGGCCGCTTGACAGACAATGCAATCGCGCCGTTGCTTCCACTGCTCGTGGCCGTCGCAAAGAATCTAGCGAAGTGGAGTGGAGCCTTTGCTAAGGTAATCAAGCACAGCAACGCAATGCGAGTGGCACTGCTAATGCTGGCCGTTGTCGCCGCGATCAAGCTACTGCCTATGCTTTGGTCCCTTATCAGCACATTCTTTACCCTGTCCACTTCCATCTTTGGCATGGCCGTCCCGTTGTGGCTTGTCATTGGCGTTCTAGCTATTCTGTTCCTTGCACTGGAGGATCTGTATACCCTCATGACAGGAGGAGACTCCGTCATTGGAACGCTACTAGATCGCTTCGGAGGCCTAGGGACGAAAGAGAAATTCGTCACATCCCTAAAGGATGCGTGGAAAAAGGTTGTCGACATTTGGGATTCGGCTAAGAAAGCCTTTGACGATCTAGCCGGTAGCTGGACTAAGGGTGAAGGTGTCCTAGGCCTACTGAAATTCATGATCGATGGCTTGGTGAAGTCGATCCAATTCTTGATCGATGCATACGCTAAGCTAGGCGGCGCTAAGGGTACGAAGGTGTACACCGGAGCGGAAAAGGACGCTAAGCTAGCGGCCGGAGCCAATGAGCCCGGTACGTTCGGAAAGGCTATCCAAGGGGTTGCTTCCATCCCTCTTGGTGCAGACGCCGCTGGTATCGGAGTGGCCGGGAATACGTACACCGCGCCCAATTGGCTAAGCAAAGGCATCGGAAAGCTAGCCGGAGCTCCGACCGTCAACAATACGGGTACGGTAACGATCAACGCTCCTATCACTACCACTAGCGACCCCAAAGAAACGGCGGACGCTATCAAGAAAACCAATATGGAAGCGTGGCACGCTATGCCTGGATATGGAGTGCTAAAGTAACATGGCTGCGAAAAGCTCCGTACTCTGGACGTGGAAGGCAACAACGAAAAGCCCGGGGGGCGTGCTTTCGTTTGACGCTGTCATGTCTGAGACGTACGAAGAGTCTTCCACGCTAACGGACTTTCCCGTAGAGTCAGGGGCGAACGTAACGGATCACATCCGAGACCAACCTAGGAAGGTTTCCTTTGAGGTGCTGGTTACGGATACGCCGCATGTCTCAGACAACCGCGTCAATCCGGACGCCGGGCCCCGTGGAGCCCTTGTCAGCGTGCCACTGGACATCCCAGCGGCCCCCACGCAACGCAACTTCCTAGGGCTTGCTAGGCTGGCCTTGGGAGCCCTCGGGTTGCGAGGAAAGAAAGACTCTAGCGCTACACTGCTGAAATTCACGTCTGAGTTTTCAGCTATCTCAGACACTCTAGAAGTCCTCTCTAAGCTACGCAAAGAGGGTAGACTAATCGACGTTGTGTCTCGAGATTGGTTCGCAGAGGGAATGGTAATCGAGTCTATCAGCAAGCCTCGAAAGACCGATGACGGTATGTCCTCCACGTTCAATGTCACACTAAAGGAAATCAGGATCGTAGAGACTCGCCAAACGGTTGCGGCCGTACCGGCGGAGCCACGCGCAAAGGGTAAGTTGGACGCGGGTAAGAAGGATGGGACGGACGCTAGCGGTAAGAAGAAACAGTCTCTATCGTTTCAGGGACTAAAATACATTGGCGCTCCAGGGTTCTAGCCATGATCTCTATCCCTATCAGCGATGCTACTTTCTGGACGCAAGTCACAGAGCTTGACGGCACGAACTATTTGCTACGCTTCCGGTACAATACCAGAGAGGCGAGCTACTACATGGACCTAGCGGAAGAAGACGGGACAGACATTTCCGTTGGATGCAAAGTCATTGTGGATGTTCCGCTATTCTCCAATTGCGTCAAGAGCACGAAGCCTCCCGGCAAGTTGATTGTCCTTACCTCCAATGGAGACACCACTAACCCTGCTTTGGGGGAGCTAGGTATCGGCCTCCGATGCGAGCTATGGTATTACACCGCTAGCGACCTAGCCAACATTGCGGCCGTAGCATGAGACTGTTTCAGCGTGCATGGCATATCGCCGTCAACGATGTTCTAATCTCGGATCAAGAGACAGGGCTAGCATGCGACTTTAGCGTCAAGAAAACGCTAAAACCGGATCCGAATACGGCCAGCGTAAAGATCTATAACCTCTCCAAAGCGACGCGCGAGAAGTTGACCAATCCTAAGCGCGCCTCGCTACGCATAGAAGCGGGGTACGTGGAGAGGCTTTCACAGATCTACCTAGGGGATGTGCGAGCGCTATCACCGGGAGAGATTAGAGGGCCGGACATTATCACAGAGCTTAGCTCGGGTGACGGCGGGCAAGAGATACAGAAGGCCAACTTGCAGATCCCGATCGGGGCAAAGACCCCCAACGGTACCGCCCTGACGGCCATTGCAAAGGCTTTGGGGGTCGGGCTAGGCAACGTGCCGAAGGTGTCCGCCGCGCTCGCTAGCAAGGGCTCCGCGGTCTTCCCACGTGGCACAGTCCTAACCGGCAACGTCTCGAGAGTGCTTTCGGATTTCTGCCGTTCGGCAGGACTAGAGTGGAGTGTCCAAGATGGGGTTATTCAAATCCTAGATCTAGGCAAGGGGCTAGAGACTAACCCTTATGTGCTTAGTTCAGACAGCGGAATGATTGGTGCGCCGGCCATTGGAAGCGACGGTAAAGTGTCCGTTTCGACGCTTATGCTACCGGAGCTCCGGCCTGGAATGCGAGTAATGTTTGAGACTTTCGCAGTAAACGGAGTCTACCGGATCTCCGAAGCGGAGTATCAAGGCTCCACGCATGGCAATGAGTGGACGATCAAACTTTCTTGCGAAAAGCCTAAGGTTGCACCATGACGGAAATGGTAGACGTACTAGAAGCTTTCCGCGAAGCCATGCAACGCAACATGCATACGGCTATGCCTGGAGTCGTGGTATCTTACAACCACGATAAGAAGACAGCCAACGTAAAACCTACGTGCCAACAACCCGTAAAGGTGACTGGAGAGCATCCCACCGACGAGCAAGGGTTTACCTATGTCGAGCTACCTACAATCCCGGATGTCCCTGTTTCGTTCCCTAGTGGTGGCGGTTTCTATGTCGTGTTTCCCTTGCAACCGGGAGACGCGGTTTTCCTTGTCTTCTCCGAAACCCCAATGGGAGAGTACCTACTAAACGGTACGGTGGGCGCAAAGCCACTGGACACTAGGCGTCACTCGCTAGGCTATCCTATGGCTATCCCGGGAGGCGCGCGCCCCGATAGCAAAGCCATTGTGGACAGTAGCGCTACAGACTTGATCGTTGGCAACGATGGCACGGACTCTCAGATCAAGGTTAGCGCTACCGACATTCAGATCGGTAAGGGAGCAACCGATTTCGTCGCGCTAGCTAGCAAGGTTCTAACGGAGCTAAACTCTATCCGATCGCAATTCAACTTGCACGTACACGTAGAGACAGGCGCAAGCACGAACACTCCAACCGTTCCAATGACGGCACCTAATTCGGTTGCAGCAACGATCGCCAAAGCCAAATGATAACCGTAAAGACAGACGCCAACAATGATCTAGAGCTAGTGACGAACCCCGTTACTGGTAAGCGCAATCTGTCTTACGAGAGAGATCAAGTGGTCGCGGGTATCCTGAAACTCTACCGACGCTTCCGCTTCTTTGAGGGTGAGTGGTTCCTAGATAAGAGACAGGGAGTACCTTACTACAAATACTTTTTCGTAAAGAATCCGGACTTTACGATCCTCCGTACGCTTGTCCGTAAAGTGATCCTCTCTGTGAAGGTCATTGCTACCGTTGACAGCGTGCCATTCTCCTACACGAACGCGACCCGCACGGCTGAATTCTCTTTCGAGGCTACCGCCGTCGACGGGCGCAAAGTGAGCGGCGGGGTAGATAAGCCTTTCATTGTTGACGGCAAAGACATCCATAGGAGCGAAGCCTAATGGCATACGGACTAACCGACGCTGGCTTTACTCCGGCAACGCTAGAAGAGGTCAAGCTAGATCTAGAGACGGACATGCTAGGAGATGTCGCCTCCGATCTAGACCTAGATCCGGATGAGCCTATTGGACAACATATCGGTATCTTCTCCAGTAAGCTAGCCGAAGTGTGGGAGCTTATGGACGTGGCTATGGGAGCCTTTGACGATACCAAGGCCGAAGGCTCGCTACTGGACGCGCTATGTGCGCTGACAGGAACCAAGAGGCCGGCGGACGCTAAGGGTACCGTTACAGTGACTTGCACTATCACTAGTGGCACGGTCCTCCCGGATACCGTCACTGTCAGCGATCCGCTAGACCCTAGCAATACTTGGAAGCTAAAGACGGCGTATACCGCCACGTACACAGGCGCGCACGATCTGGTGTTCGAATGCACGCGCGTGGGGGCCGTTCCTGCACTTGCCGGAGCCCTCACCGTCATTGATACCCCGGTCGCAGGATGGTCGGCCGCATCCAACGGGCTCGATGCCGCTCCGGGCCGTCTAGAGGCTAAGGATTCGGAGCTACGTCTGCTCCGTCGAGCCGAGCTACCTTCACAGGGAGACTGTTCTGTCCCGGCCCTACGCGCCGCGCTATTGCAAGTGACGGGTGTCGTTAGCGCGAACGTGAAACAGAATACGTCTATGGTGACGGACTCCAGTGGCCGGCCACCGAAGGCTATCGAGGCCATCATTTGGGATGGCATCACACCCGCTGCATTGGACGCGAGTATTATCGAAACGATCTTCAAGAATACCGCTGGCGGTATCGAGTCTCACGGCGATACGGTAGGCACGTATACCGATGCCTATGGAGAGGTTTACACCGTCAAGTTTACCCGCGTGACGCAAGTTGCTTTCACGGTAACCATTACCGTCACCCAAGATCCGGAAGCGGATCCGTATAGCTCCGCTGATATCAAGGCTGCTATCGTAGAGTACGGTAACACCGCGCATAAGTCCGGAGCAACGGTGGTAATCGAAAAGATCAAGGCGATTGCTCTAACCATTCCTGGTGTGTTCGATGTCACTGCATGCACGCTAGACACTCCAAGCATTAGCCCAACTACTGGCAACGTCACTCTAGCGGAGAATGAGTTTCCAGTGTTCGACACCTCTCGGGTAACTGTCTCATGATTCCCACCCTAAACAGTAGCTACGTGACGGAGGCGAAAAACCGTCTTATTAGCATGTATAAGGGCCGCCCCATTGTGGAAGGTATGCTAACCGCATACGTGAAACAGATCCAGCGCATTGAAAATGCGCTATGGGATATCATCCTGAATAGGAATCTCGAGACTACTAACAGCGCATGCCTGGACGGCATCGGTACGATCTTGCAAGAGGAGCGTAAGGGGCGCACGAACGATGAATATCGAGCGGCCCTTCGCATTCGGCAATTGGTGCTACGCTCGCAAGGCAAGCGACATCAACTAAGCCAAATCATTAGCCTGTCAGCGGCCGGTTCTACTTGGCGCTATTGGGATGCCTACCCCGCTGGTTTCTTCGTCTACTTCGCTGGTACCTTCCAAGCCTTCAAGGCCCTAGCCAAAGGCCTTAGAGACGCCAAAGCGTCCGGAGTGGAGGGCCAACTTTCGTGGTACACTACCCCTTCGGATCTGTTCGTGTGGGGGGATTCTACAGGTGGGACCACTTCGCCCTTGACGGCTAAGGGTTTCGCCTCCACGGACGGGCTACCGCTAGCAGTGTACGCACACGTTGATTCCCTGGAGTATCCCTAATGGCTAACATCCCTACCGTTCGCGCTATTGCCGCCGATGCCAACTATCCCGCCGGTACGGATGCGTGGTCCGCTACTCCTACGAAGGTGGCTCCGCCGGGCTCGCTAGCTACTACTGGATACGTTCCTGGAGTGGCCGTCAACGCGCAACATGAAAACTATCTCAAAGATGAAATCTTTGACCACGTTAGGGACTTGCAAGGCCGGGCCGTTATCAAGCAAGCGGCGTCCGGAGGGCCGTTGTTTACTTGGATGCTTGGCGCATACATGCCGCAAATCAATTGTTACGTTTCGGCATCGGATTCCGCAGGTACGCCCAAGATCGCTAAGTACGCTCCGAACGATCTATCGAAGAAGGTTGCTACCGCCACCACGATCCCGGCGTACAACAACCGCTTTGCTTATGATAATACCACTAAAACACTAGCGTGCTTTCCAAGCCCGTTGTCTGGCTCGTCCGGGAATGTCAGCATTATTGCGGACGTAAAAGCGCTTACGTACACGACGGCGGCAGCACCTACGCTAAACGCTCGTTACCAGGATGCTTGTCAAGATCAAGTGACGGGCCGGGTAGTGCTAGCCGCCGGCCTCAATAGCGGTACTCCTGTCTATGGAATTGCTTACGGCCAGCCTAGCGCTCTAAGCTGGACTCCGGCCCCTACCGGATGGGTTTCGGATGCTCGTACGTGGGTTGCGTCCAGTCCTACTGAGACGCGCGTTTTCTCGTCCGCAAAGACTTACGAGACAGCGAACGGAGGCGCAACCGTTCCGGCCGTCTGCTCTAATACCACTTGGACGGCTGGACTACCCGCCGGGTCCGTAATGTATCGGCCCACTTGGGATCCTACCTATAACCGTTGGATCTGCTCCACGCATGACACCGGAAGCCATGCCCTAGCGTCCGCTTCCTCGCGTCTATGGACTAGCTCGGATGGAATCACTTGGACGACGCTAAACGCATTCACGAAGTATGCATTCGTCGATCTGCTAGCACACAAGGGATGGCTATTCGGGATTGCCGTCGAGCTAGATCTAGCGGCCGATGCTGGCCACGCTGGCCTAGTGGTTCTCTACTCCAACGATGGGGGTAGCACGTGGAAGCATACGGGATGCATTCTAAGCATGAATCCCCCGGCGGACGTTACTACGTCTCTCACCCCACACGAAGCCCGGCTAGTGGCTTGCGATGACATCTTGCTAGCCACCACGTACCGCGCGCTAGGCTCCGCAGATTTTGAATACGTGGCTATACAGACGGGTAGCACCTACTGAGATAGGCAAGGTCTAGAAGCACGTTCCGGAATTCTATGGGTGTAGCCCGGAGCTCCGCGCCATGCAATTTCGATCTTGCTTCGCCCCTCTTACGCTCCCGGCAATTGTCGATCCGGTGCTTGCCGCTAGAGGGACCCCAAACCAAATCCTTGGGCTGTCTAACTCCAACGTAATAGAGCCAAGTTGCTTTGCGTGCTCTGTGTCCGTAGTGGCCCTGTTCGACGCAGCAAACCCACCCAAGGCCGGAGCGGATCCAACCCCCATTGCGTGGAGGCTTGGCTAGTCCGTGCGCCTTGAATGCGTGCGTCGCCTCCGGATGCTCGAGCACCCCACCGCATCGGTTGACGGCTGCTAGCGCCGCTGCAAAGCACCCTCCGTCGTCGCCTAACACTTTCTGCTTAGGTGTGCCGTGGAGCATCGGCCCTCCGCCCCAATAGCGCCCCCATCTTTCACAGGGAGGGTGCGCCACTACAGGCAGATTACCAGAGTAAGTCCTAGCGTCTCTTGAGACGTCCCACGCATCCACATTGGGAATGCAGTAGACTCCCGGCCGTTCCACGAACAACGCTGCTACTAGCATGGCTAACGGCGCAAGCGCTGCAAGTGGAAGAGTCCAAGCCCGATCGCGTCCACCATGTTATGATCGTGCGACGGGAGGATCCTAGTCTTCTCGTCTGCCGTCAAGAGAGCCAGTACGCGGCGATTGTGAATCTCTTTCGAGACTTGGCCTTTCCAATCTTTGGGAAGCACCTTGCGAACGGTAGCGCCGCGTCGCGAGAACCTTTCGATCCATTGGCCGGCGTTTACCGCAACCTTGATTAGATCGTTAGGGTCTCCGACGCTTTGCCCCGCTCGGTAGACTTGCGGTATCTCGATAATGAGGGTGGAATACGGGCGATCGTCCACTGCTAGCCATGCCTCCACGCTAGTGGTTCCGGCGTAGTGAAGTAGTCCAGTAACAGGGTTGAACGTTGCCCACCCTGTAGTGTTACCAGGGTCGATAGCGATCAATTCTTCCATTGGTGTCCTAGTGCGTCGTGATTGGTTCGGACTTCTCTAGCATGCTTCCGAGGGCCGATAGCTCTTCTTCCGATAGGTGGGAAAGGTCCGGCCCGTTCTCTTGGATGTTCTCCGTTGACTCGCCACGGATTAGCCTGTCAAGCTTAGTAGCGGACTCAATCAAGGCGAACAGATCTCGTGGCCGTAGCACTTCTCCGGCGGACTCTGCAACCGTTGCTTGGAGTTTGGAAATCTCACGATAGGCAACGTCTCTCGAGATTGCCAGGATCCGCATATGCTCCGCGGTAATCTCTTTCGCGCTTTGGCGTAGGAATGCCTCTCGCTCCCTTAGACGGATTCCGTCTAGGTGTCGATCGTACTCCGTCACTCTCTCATTCCAGTAGTGTTCGCGCATCCAAGCGGCCACCTTGATAGGAGACACTGCGCGCCCCTTGACGAATACTTGGAGCCCTCTGCGGGGTGGGTTCTGGTCGCGATATTCGACGAACACGGCCCACGATTCGTCCGAATCGTACGGCTGGCGTTCCCACGGATCTAGGGGCCTTGCGGCGGACATAGCACCATTGTAGCACTATCCTACCAGCATGGGAATTTTCGATCGCTTCCGCCGCGCGCCTAAGGTCGACGCAGCGCCCACCACGCTAGTCCATGTGACGCATATGGACGCATTCGAGAATTCCTACATGGGTCTAGGTACCACTAGGGATAAGACTACCTATGGCACGTATGTTCGTGACGACATTATTACGGACGAAAGCCTATCCAGCATCTATTACGGCAACGATCTTGCCGCTACGGTGGTAGACGCGATCGTAGATGAGGCCTTTCGAAAGGGTTTCTGTGTAGAGGCCGAAGAAGACAAGGAAACTGGAGAAGAGCTTTTCAAGTGGGCTAACGAAAACTTGAAGCTACATACAGAGCTAGTACAAGCGATCAAATTTGGTAGGCTTTTCGGCGGAGCTCTTCTCATCCTAGGACTAGAGGACGGTCAAGATCTAGACCAACCTCTAAACGAGGATCGGATCAAGGACTGCAAGTGGACCCTGCTAGTGGATCGGCGGTTCGCTACTCCGGCATCGTGGTACACGAAGCTAGGGCCGAAGCTAGGTAAGCCCGAAACGTATCGGATCTCCATGTCCGGAACGTTCTCCGGCGGAGCAATGACGAAGCCTAACGGAGAACCAATCCCTACGTCGATCGTGCATGAGACGCGCTGCATTCGCTTTGAGGGTCAAGCGGTGGACCGCAAGAAAGCTATGGAGCTTTACAGCGGCTGGACTCTTAGCGTGCTGCAACGGCCATACCCTATCTTGCGCGGATTTGAGCAAGCAATGTCCGGCGTAGACAACATGCTAGCAGACGCAAGTCAAGGCGTGTTCAAGCTAAAGAATCTAATTCAAATGCTTGCGTCCAAGAATCGCGACGCCATTCACCAAAGGCTAACGATGCTGGACATGGGCCGGTCAACCGCCCGTGCCATGGTGCTGGACGAAACGGAGTCTTTCGAGAAAATCGCTACCAACTTCTCAGGAGTGGCGGACATCATTGATCGCAAGATCTCTCGCCTAAGCGCATGCGTAAAGATTCCGATCGCGATCCTCATGGGTCAATCCGCGGCCGGTATGAATGCCACTGGAGAGCTAGACCGGGGTTCGTGGTACGATCAAGTTGCGCAATACCAGAACACGCTAACAGAGAATCTCGAGAGGCTATATCGGTTGCTCTCCAAGTGCTCGTCAGCTCCTACTAGCGGTAAGGAACTGGAGATCTGTATCGAGTGGCAACCCTTGAAGGAACTAACAGAGAAGGATCGCGCCGAGCTACGCAAGCTTACAGCGGAAGCAGACCAACTGGAGATCAATAGCCAAGTTGCGGACCCTGCCCAAATCGCTATCGCGAGATACGGTAAGGGGCATTACGATTTTGATGCGGCGATCGAAGTGGATGTGAGTGCCTTGGAAGCGGAGCTAGAACAGCGCGCCACGTTTGAACCTCCTACCCCTCCCCCCGGCGCACCCCCCATTTTGCCGGATCCTAACGCTCCCCCCGGACAATCCCCCGCCGTGACATCAGGAACGCCCGATCCGGCGGACGGCACGGATGGCCAACACCCTCCCGAAAACGCGCCGGAGGGGCAGGGAGAGGGCGAGGATCCGGAAGATAAGAAAGCTTCCGAAGAGGGAAAGGTCTAACAGCCATGGGAAGCGCGGATAAGGAAACATCCCTACTACGTGGCCCGATGGGTCCTAGGGGCGAACGGGGTCCGGCCGGTATCGATGGTGCGGCTGGAGCGGCTGGAGCTAACGGGGCCGATGGTGCGCCTGCCGTCGCTATCAGCGTACCTTCTTCGGGTTGGAGTTGGGTCAACCAAGGGAGCGCTACCATTAGCACGAACGCCTCTAAAGACGTTGGTAGTGTGTACCTAAAGGCTGCCATTACCGGAGGTGACAGTTTCCGTTTGCGAGTTAGGTCTTTGCCCGCCGGAAAGCAAGTCATTGCTGCTATTAGACCTTTCGTGCAACCGGGAGCCGCAATAGCAGAGCCGCAAGCGGGCATCCTATGGAGAGAGTCTAGTTCAGGCAAATTCGCCGCTGTCTCTTTCTTGCGTAACTACAATCTGCCTTCGGACGTTGGCATTTGGCTACCTAAATACAACAATGAGACTACATACTCCGGAGGTAGGTACACTAGGCCGGACTATGAGAAGCCTATGCCTATGGGTGTCTATTGGCTCAAGTTGAAAGACGACGGAGCTAACCGCATTTTCTCTATGAGTGTGGACGGAGAAAACTGGCATACACATCACAGCATTGGTCGAACAGACTTCCTAACGGCGGACCAATTCGGTTTCTTCGTCAATAGCGCCGGCATGGAAGCGGGTATACAGATCCTTCGTTGGGAAGAATCCTAATGCCCTCCATCGCAGACCGGCGAGCTGCTAAGGTTGCGTCCGCTCGTATGTTGATCGGTACGCGCACTATTGAGCGACGATTCACGCGCGAGCTTGCCGGCATCATGGCCGGAGTCCATGAGACGGTGCTGGACTATCTCGGGCCGTCGCTACGTGGCATGACAACCGACGCAAGACATAAGCCAATCAACCCGCCTAGTGGAGTTGCTGGTAAGGATCTAGATGCAGTAATGCGCGCCATCCTACCGCAAATCCCACCTAAGGTTTCGGCGGCACACTCCAAGATGAGCAAGTCTTTGGAGAAGAATTACGCCGCCACCATGAGCAAGATCGTTCCCGTCAAGCTGCAAGCATTGGGCAGTAACGTGGCTATGGAAGCGGCGCAAGCAAGGAATGAGTCCATTCAGCTAGTAGAGAATGCCGCGCGTGTGTACGCGGATCAAGTCCGCGAAGTGTTCGGCGATCCTGAGGTAACGCTAGGTGTCCGCTGGGAAGTGCTACGGGATCGCTTGCTCGAGAGGGGGGACGTATCCAAGGCTAGGGCGGAGCTAATAGCTAGGGACCAAACCCTAAAACTGAACGGTGCGATCAATAGAGCGCAGCAAACGGGCGTAGGCATTCAGTCCTACACGTGGAGCACTTCGGGTGACGAACGGGTTAGGGAAACACACGCCGCGCTGAACGGACAGCAATTCATGTGGGCCGCCCCTCCCCCTCCCGGGCATCCGGGGGAGGACTTCCAATGCAGGTGCGTGGCGGTCCCTGTCATTGATCTAGAGTAGTCCCATACTCTTGGCGTTAGCCATAGCAGCGGTGTAATCCAGCGCTCCCATGCCAGCCATGTAAGCTAGATATTGGCTTGTCATGTCCACCAAATCATCGTTGGTACCGCGCGGAAACTTCACCATTTGATTTATGTATTCCGCAACCCATGGTGCGTTTTCCGGTAGCCAAATGTTGGCGGAGTGGAAGAAGGGAACTACCGCCTTTGCTCGAGAAAGCTTGCTATCGTTACCAGGGTTGTAAGGTATGATTCCCTGCATACGATCTTGCTTGGTAAGGTAATTCATAACGGCAGTCCCGTTAGCCTTATCCTCTATTAGCTTTCCGTACGCTTGCGGGTATTGAGCCGTCGTGTCTTTGATCGCTTGGATGGTTTGCACGAAATCCATCTTAGCGTTACCGATGTCCACTAGGTAGTGATTCGGATGGTCGTATAGCCATACTCCGGAGGCGACGAAATCGGATGTGCTCTCACCCTTGAAGGTGCAATCCCATGATTGAGTCCACACACCTGTTTCGGGTAGCTTGCTATAGCGGTTGTCAAAGTGTGTGCGGACGAAAACGATACCACTCTCAGGGGTTGGATCCTGCTGATACTGGGCGGACCATGTTTCATGATCCTTCTTCTTTAGCGCTAGGACTTCATACGTAAAGCGAGCAATCCAGAAAGAGATCCCTTTGACCTCTCCACGTGGATCTGTATTGACGCACGTACGGTAGGGCCTGCCGTCGCTTTCGGCAGGGATGCGCAAGTGCTCGAAAGACATACCTCCGGCCTTAGCGTCGTCTAGCAAGCGGCCAGCTAGATCATTCTCCGCTAGCCGTTGCATGATAAGCACAGTGGAAACAGTGGCCGGGTCTCGAGCACGGCTAGCCATGGTGCCTGTCCACCACTTCCAGGCTTTCTCTAGATTCTCTTCTGTCGCTTCTAGTGGCTTCGTGGGATCGTCAATGACCTTCTTACCAGGGTGACGGCCCGTTGTCTTACCCGCAACGGAGGTGGAAAAACGCCAACCGCCGGCCGGAGCTCCGGTCCCTAGATAGGTGTCTATCTCACCTTGCGCGCTATTCGGATCTAGCTTTACGTGCCTCCCCCAACGGTCCATGAACCATTTAGAGCACATAAGCATTTGTAGTTTACCCGCGTCACGCAACGTTAGCCCAGCATCAAAGGATGCATATAGGAAGGCTTCGGAAGGGTTGCGAATCCACTCCCATGCATTCCAGAACACGCTAACGATTGTGCTCTTGCCGGAGCCCGGCGGCACGTTGATTACTAGGTTGCGGATCTGGCCGGAGCTAACCGCTTCCAAGTGCTGACAGATATGGTCAATGTGCCAGTTTCCTTGAAAGGTGGTAGCCGGCTCTACTATGTGCCAACCGTGCTCCACTAGCCAAGCCAGGGACCTCCGACCTTTCTCCCTGTCGTGGGCGCACTGGAGTTGCTCCCGGGAGTATCTAACCGGACCCAATTGCGGCCTCCCGGGCGCGGTCTAGAGCGCTTGCTAGTAGTGCTTCGGCCGCTCGCCTTGCCGCCGGCTCGACGCCCCATCCTAGGGCATCAGAGAGGGTGGAGCCGTTCGCACCCTCGGCGCTCGCCCATAGTAGCTCTAGATCTTGTGGGTCCATGTTCGCGAGGTGGACGCCTAGATCGAGCCTACTAGACACACGCGCTTCCGGGGATTCCGCTCTAGCGTTGTGGGGGCTTTGCCCTGTCAAGATTTCGTATGCGTCGGACATGGTTACGCCGTCCAGGAACATACGTTTAGAGAGTCCTCTTTCATCGGCCGCGTTACACTGTAGCTCGTGCAAGATGCGCCAGCGTGCGAACACGTAGAAGAGTCCGCTACGATCGTCCAGTTGCTTCGTGATATCAAACTTCTCTATGGCTACGATCAAACCAATAACGCCGGCGTTCACTAGGTCGGGGCTTAGCTCCCTTGATCTGCCCCTACCTTGAAACTTCCAAGCAACATCGTAAACCAGCGGCATATTCTGGCTTACTAGTTCATTGCGCAATTGCAAATCACCATTTTGCTTGTAAAGACGGAGGGCCGCGATATCCACACTAGGGGGATAGCACGGCCCTTGGGTTGTCGGCTAGATCGTTCTATGTGCCTTGCAGCCGGCGGATCTCATCTTGGAGGTAGAACACCGCTTTCTCTAGATCTTGCACGGGATCCTTGGACTTGAGCCCGGCGCGCCAAATGTATTTGACAGCGTTACCGAGGCTGAAATTCATGTGCCTAGTAATCGTGAGACACTCTACGCCGCTCGGATGGCTCGTGTAGTGGCTTGGATGCTTGACAGGATCTCCCCCCTTAGCGGCGGCGAGATCCTGTACCGCCTTATCGGCCGCTTGCAGTAGCTCGCTACGGTAAAGAGGATCCTTGACACCTCTTCGATCGCCGGGCTTTGGCTTATGTATCCAAAGCAATCGACGCCGCTTGTATGCGCATTCGTGACTGCCTGTATGTCCGTCCTCTAGTTCGCAGACGCCCAAACCTTCCGGATGTTTGACATTGCAGTCAACTCTTGCCAAAGCCATTGCTAACCCTTCCTCGGTTGTAGCTCTAGTTCCGTGGCGCAGGATTCCGCTAGGTCTAGTGCTGCTTTCTGCCATTCCCTCACTGCGTCCAGGGTATGGAACGGCGTATGGTGTCCGGTTCCGGACGTACCGGATCCACTCTTGGAGGCGCGATCGTTTTCCTTGACTTGCTTACGTGCCTCGTCTCGAGCAACCAAGTAGGCCACTGCAAGAGGACGAAGCGCCGTCAAGCCCTTAGTACTCTTGACGGCAATGTCACGATAGCGGTTGCACTCACGCAATAGGTTTGCGTTGTGTGACTCCAAGCGGGCAATCTTCTCCGCGGCTTCGTTCAGATCTCGCGTTACGCTCATTCTCCGACCCCCCTGCGCTTGATTCCCCCCGCTGGCTTCGGACACTTCGCAAGCCCGTTTCTCTCCCGGTACTCCTGCATTGCATCGGCCGCTTGGAGGACATCGTAACAGACAGGATCCATGCCCTTGTCCATGGACCGAAGCCGTACGTACTCCCGCATCACTTGCACCGAATAGGCATCCGAACCCAAGATCAATGCGCTAGGCATTTCCTTATCTAGTGAGCGGACCATTTCGGATGCGTCAAGTAGATTGCTAAACGTTTTCATGCAGTACCTTCCCACACTTGAATATTGCCGTTTGCGTCGACCAGACTCTTTGCGTCCTTAGACCAATGAGACATAAGCACGGGCTCCCGGAAGGCCTCCATAGCTAGCGAGAAAGGCACATCCGGTACCCAACGGTTAGCGCCGGCTACCATTAGCTCGCACATTCGGCGCACCTTAGCGGAAGCCTGTTCGTCCCTACGTACCTCGATAATGAATTCATCGTGAACGTAATTGACTAGACGCGAGCCGAACAGGATACTCTTTCGGGTTGGATCGTACATTTCACTTGCGATATACCATCCGGCTTCGCTAGTGGCGTCCGCACCCAACCCTTGAAAGAATGTGTTACAGGCTGCCGTGTAGCGAACGCTTCCACGATAGCGCTTGCAACCGCCTAGTTGCTCTATGAACCCAAGGCCTCCGTCACCGGAGCACATGGAAGAAACGGCATCGAAGTAGCTCGACATTTCGGGCCACGTGCTAAGCCATTTCTGTTTGAGGTGTCGTGCTTCGTCTTCTGTGATAATGACGCCATAGGTAGCGCGCGCGAAGTCCACTAGAGCCTTGAAACCGAGGCCTCCCGGGAATCCGAAATTCGCAACCTTAGCGGCCTGCCGTGCCTGTTTCACTTCCTTGTCTTTGGAATTGGCTTTGGCGTGTTCATACGTGGTATGGAGCAATTGTGCTGCTACCATCATATGAGGATCCGCGTCCGGATCTGAATTCAGGAACCGAGCTAGCTCGGATTGTCCGACGAGCCAAATGCACGATTGCGCCAGGGTCCTTAGCTCTAGTCCAGGGTAGTCCGCTTGTCCGTACACGTAGCCTTCACGTGGCACGAAGCACTCACGTATTCCAGGGAGACGCCGCACGTTCTGAACGTTAGGACCGCTAGAAGAGCTCCGGCCTGTTTCAATGAGTTGAAAGCGGGAATGTATCGGGAGACTGGAGCCCTGTCTAAGCATCTTGAGATCCTTAGACTGAACTGTCATGAGGGTACTAAATTCGGCGTACAGTTTCAGCGCAGGATCCTCGGTACGCTCGCAACTGTCAGCGTCCAGACATACCCCTTTGAGGGTGGAAAGGTCCCACACTGCGCCGGCCTTATTCTTCTTCTCTTGCGTGTCAGTAGCTACGATGCTGATACCGGCCGCTTGACACACCTTCACCATGTGAGCGGCGGCAGCCTTGGTATTGCGGCTGCCGTCCTTACGAGCGAAGCCGTACGCCTCCAAGGCCGATTGCAGTTCAGCCATACGGGAGTCTACCCCCTTAGCGAACGCTTCCACGCCAATAGGGTTGGTACGCAATCCCCAATTGGACATGAGACGGAACCAGAAGTCGCGCCTAGCTTGTCGGTATTGATCTTGAAGTAAAGCGGCGTGTTCCTCTTGAGAGAAGTAGATTCCAAGGGTCGCACGTGCGTCGTGCAACGGATAGATCCTGGCTTCCTCCGGCCATTGCTCTAGAGGGATGCCGCGTAGGCTTCCGTACTTTAGGCGCCAAGTATCTTTCTCGAGACGCCAACCCAAGTTGCGCTTGGCTACGGAGTCAAGATCGTAATTGTTTACGACCCAATAAGAGGACCCATCCGAGCGGGTCTTTAGCTCTTTCCGAAACTTGCCGGCCGCAATGTCCAGTAGCCTTTGACGGATTTCTGTGTCTGTGACTCTGTCTTCGTTATAGGCTCGGAAGACTAGAGGTATCAGGCTCGGATCGTGCTGACACATGACGGCAAAGTCAAAGCCTACGTTGTGGCCGACAAGTGTAACGCCGTCTCTTGCCAGCAACTTGGCAAGCACTCCGCTTGCGTCAAACGAATCAAAGAGCAGTGCTGGCCACTCGCTAGGGTGCTTATCAGGCTCTCTCGTGACAGAGGAGCACAGAGATAGGCAAGCTAGCTCCGGAGCTTGAACACCGGGCCGGATTAGCTCCGTCTCTGTGTCCCACCCTACTACTGTGGTCACGGTCGCAAGCGTCCGGGCAGATTGTCAGCGGGATAATCCCAGAAAGACAGCGGAGCCGTAGCAAGGGCAATCCAGGCAATCATTTGCTTACTAGCTCCGATGCGAAGGTTTCGATCTTGGCTCGTGTCTTCCAAGCGTTCGCCTTGCCACGTTCGTGCTTGACGGTATCCCCCGAAGCGAAGCCCTCTTGACATTCTTCCATTGCCTGTCCTAGCTCGGTAAGTAACTGGAGTGCTTGCGCGCCTAGCATGTGCTGCTCTGCTACGGTTAGGCTCATTTGCTAGCCCTGTTACGTGCCATCTTGATACACTCCAAGCAAATGCAGCTTCTTACTAAGGGCTTTACTCCGTCTGTGCTAGGCAGGTAAATGAAGGCCCACCCATGCTTAGCTAGGAACGCCCCTAAAGTTTCCGCTGGATCCTCGCCCGGAGCTACGATCTTGCGCAAATCCTCCGCCGAGGATTCTGGTTCGCAGTAGTCACAGATTACTGTGATAGTCCTAAGCGTTTGATCCTTTACCATTGCGCTTCCCTCTTTCTTCCGTGTAGCGGCCTAGCCTATCCTTGTCGCGATCGGATAGGGCTCCGGTAGCCTTATACGCTTCGATGCGTTGCCGTGCGAAAGTGGCCCATTGGGGGTCTAGCTCGAAACCCACGTACGAACGCCCTAGGATGGCGCATGCGAGGCCGACCGTACCGGACCCGGCGCATGGGTCTAGGACTGTCTCCCCCTCGTCTGAGAACCACTCCACCAAGTCTAGACATTGGTCTAGGGGCTTCTCCGCGCGGTGCTTACCGTCGCCTCGCAAGCACTTGTGTGATAGGTGCGTGAGATTGCCCGGACCGTTCCACGCTTTCTTACCCTTAGTCTTACCGTAGAACAGAGCTAGATCCTCTACGGGCGCGGCTCGTTCGGCCGATTCGGTCCATAGCGTTCCTGGATTGCCGTGGAAGATTAGCAAGTCCTCTCGGCCCGAGGGTGGACGGTCCCCTGACAGTTGCGGCATGGACCATCGGATCCACGCTACCGTGCGGATATAGGTAGCGCCGGATTCTTGGCACGCTTCCCTAAAGTGGTGGGTGGATTCAATGTCTGAATAGATGACGGACCATCGCTTTACTAGGGCGGAGCTCTGAGCAACGAACCGAAAAAGTTTTCCGTGTGTCTCTAGATGATCGAATCCGAATTCGCGCTTGCGCGTGTTGTAAAGCTCGCCTCCGGATCCGGTCACACTAACAGCGGACTTATGGACCTTTTCCGAGTATGGAGGATCGACGATCATAACGTCGCACGAAGCAACGTCCGACGGTGTAAGTGTCGTGCTATCACCGTTGATCAAATAGTGGTTCAAGGATTGTACTCCCAAAGAATGCGCCCGATGCAATTCAAGGCCGGATCCCACTCTGCTAGCCTAATACAGTCATTCCAAGGGCCATTCCATGCGCGACAATGACTACCAGCATGCTTCGCAGTGGTGGGAGAACATGCGTGGTAATGTCTGCTATCAGCGCCATCGTGCTACCCGGGGGAATCGAACCCCCATGCCTTGCGGCGTCGGAACCTAAACCCGGTGCGTCTGCCAGTTTCGCCAGGGTAGCAAAGTCCCACTAACGTAGGGACACACGGATCGTATGTACTTAGGACGATCGGCCTAAGTCTATCAGGCCTTAGGGGCCGGACTGAAAACGTACCGAGTGACCCGCTGACTCTTCTTCGTGACGTGGATCGAAGTGGTGACGACCACGAAACGACCGTTCAGGGTTTTATTCTTGCAGGCGTCCTCCAACATCCCCTGTGATTGAGGCGCAAGTTGCGTATTGATAATCGCCAACTGCTGTGAATCGTTCGCATCCAAGCCACTCACGGCGGCGAGGAATTCGATCAAATTGGCGAAAGCGATCGAACGATCCTTCAAGGTTTGCACCCACCCTCGCTTGACGCCGATCGCAACCTTCGGATTGGTGCTACCCACTACCTCCAGTTCCACGATGACGGCGACACCGCTACGCTGTGTGTTCTTTACCAGCATTTCGTTGATCCGGCAAAGGTACGAGCCCGGACCTTCCGCGTTGTCTTCCGCGTTGAAATAGCTTCCCTTAGAGAAAGCTTGACCCTGGTTCATACCGTCAAAGGCATTGCCTAGGACGGGGTGAGCGGGGGCAGGCATGGGAACCGGCGGGGGAGGGGGCGCGTAGCCCGGGGGAGGCGCGTAAGGGGCCGGAGGTGCGAACGCGGGGGGCGGGGCCGCTCCCGGCGGGGCGTACGGAGGGGGAGCGAAGCCGGGAGGGGAATAGCCCGGGGGAGCGGCCGGAGGCGCGTACGGAGGCGCGAAGCCGGGAGTAGGTGCGGGGGCAGCCTGGACGGGGGGAGCACCGGGGATCTGGAAACCGTAGGGATTGCTGGGATTGCTCATTGGGATTGGTGTCCTTACTTGGGATTGATCTCGGAACGTCACGGTATGTGACGGAGCCATGTAAGGGACTTGCACCCTTCACGCTAGCGTATGTGTGGCGCCTTGCGTGTCCTTTGACATGGCTAGTATTGCTATTTCCCTCCGAACAGTAGCAAAGTAACTATGAAGGTAAGACCGAAGCCGTAGAAAAACCAATCCCAATCGCTAGCGCGCATTAGCGTGTTCCCTCCGGCGGCCACTTAGCGTGTTGCGGACAGAGATAGATGTATGAGTGCATGTTATCCCTGTCTGATATGGTCTGGAAAACTCGCCACCCTTCGGCCCTAGCAATAAGCACAGGGGCAGGAGCTATTTCGCTGCTAGGGGATTTCGCTTCCGGCTTTATTACGTATACCTTAGTACAGCCGAAAATATCACACGCAATGGCCGTGCATTCCAGTTTGCTAGCAGCCATGCGCTTCCCTCCATACACCTGCCGGATCCTGATAAGGGTGACGCTTGGATCGCAGATCGAAGCCGCCTCGACTAGTGGAGCCGATGCGTTGATCGGTCGCCTCTAGTGCGTTCTGAGAGATCAAGTGGGCGCGCAGTGCCACGTGGCCCGGGCAAGCGTGCTCGAGACTGCCGCAAAGACACTTGGCCGGAGCTTTACGCTCCCTTAGCAGCACGGTAGCAATGCTCGACTCATTTGCGTAGAGACCATCGATAGTCATCCGTTCGCCCTCCAACGGTAGCAATGTTTTCCCCATTCAAATACAGATCTGAAATCGGGGATTGAAACGTCCGCAAGCAAAATCTTCTGAGAATGTCCAGTCATTTGCTCGATTGCCTTAGCAGCGTCTAGCGCATTGGTAAAGCTTTCGTAGTGCTCCCGGCAACCTAGCAAGAATTCCGCTGTTACTTCGTCTGCTTTCTGCCCGTCACGGTGCGTTCGTCCTAGTAGTTGCTCCCACATGGGAGCGCCGGCCGGAGGCGCGGTTAGCAAGTTGCGTCGCCACGCTTGGAGGTTGCGCCCTGTAGCGTTCGCCTTAGCCGATGCAATCAAGCTTAGCCCAGGATCAGCCGCTTCGATAGCACGACCGGAAGCGTCTAGGCCTTCCTGACCGAAATATGACAGACCAGTCCGACGAGCCAATTCCCGGGCGAAAAACCCATGCTCGCACCATATGATACCAGGGACCTTATCCGCCGCCCACCTCGCACACAGATCTAGCGCGGTATCATCGTGCCAAACGGGTTTGCTGTTCGCTTGAAAGGTTGGTTTGATTGCGTTCCAAGCGTCCCACGTATGCCTAGGAAGATCTCCGGCCTCGCATGCGTGCGCTACCTGTAGCTCCGTATCGAGTTTCTTGGAGTGGCTTAGCACATCCCGAACGAATTTAGCCCACTCCCTACGCGCTTCTAGCCACTCCATTGGAGGGCGAGGATCCCATACGTA